TCGGCGGACGAGTCACCCGCGTTGGTCCGGAAGCCGTCGACGAACGCGGCCTGCACCAGCGCGTCGATCACGATCGGCAGGATGTTCACCCGGGAGACGGCCGCCAGCACCCGCACCTCCCGCGGCGTTCCCGGCGGGATCACGACCGGTCCCCTCTGCCGGTTGCGCCAGTACCGACGCACGACGTCGAGACGTCGGCGCTCTGCCTTGTGCAGGTCGTAACAGAGCTTCGCCTGCTCGATCGCGTCGTTGGGCTTGAGGGGCATGCAGGAGAGGGGGTAGCTAGACGATCACGGAGCGGCCGGAGCGCTTCCGCGGGGTCTTGCCCGACGCGACGACAAGGCGTCGCGCGAGCCGAGCGAGGACGGTCGCTGGTACCGCGTCGATCTTGCGAGCGGACTCGCGGTGCTCCTTCCCGACGCTCTGACCCCAGGCGTTCGGGCGACGGCGCGCATTGGCGAAGTGCTGCCGCACCCGCGCGTTGCCGTCGTGGCTGAACACACCCTCGACGATCTCGTCGTGGAGGCGCTCGCACTCGACGGTGAACTCCTTCGTGCGGGTCCGCATGTCCCATGCGACCGCGTGACGCACGTTCGCCTTCACGACCAGCCGCCGCCCGAACCGCTCCGCCCACCGGTCGACGTAGGACTCCCAGGGGTGGAGGTCCGAGAAGAACGCGCAGACCCGGAACCGCTCGAACGCCGACACGACCATCGCGTCGATTTCGTCGCGTGGCGCCTCACCGTCATGTTCGGCCGGGTCCCACGCGCCGAGCGTGAACGTGTACCCGTCGTCGACGCGGCACCCGATCAGGGCTGAGTGGTCGTCCGACTTCGACCCGTCGAAGCCGAGGGTCACCAGCTCGCCGTCCGCGAGCACGACTGTCTCGTCGGCGAGCCGGTCGTACTCGTGCGGCGCAATCCACGCGTCCTCGGCGGCGACGATCTGATTGAGGTAGAACCGCCGCGACAGGCTCGGCTGGTTCCGCGGGTCCCAGACCTCCTGGACGTGCCGGTCCTCGTCAAGCCAGACCGAGTCGCCACGTGCGGCCCGCAGGCCGGCGCGGAGCTGCTGCTCGTCCGCGAGGTCGGTGCCGGGCGGCGCCTCGATGCTGTCGTAGAGGAACCCCGCATCGCGAGCCTTCCCCTGCTCGATCAGTTGCCACGCGTCCCAGTCCCGCTCCGCGTCGGAGTCCTCGCCGGGCTGATGCGCGTTGCTGATCGAGAGCGACCGTGACGCGCCGTCGCGGCCCTTGGTCGCGTTGCGCGCGATCACCTCGGCCATTGCGTGCCCCTCGTTGGACAGCAGCCAATGCTGCGTCTCGTTCTTGAGGGTGAAGGTTCCGCGGGCACCCTCAAGCGCACGCGGCGACGACGTGACCGCTTCCAGGCGCCGCCGGCCCCGGTTGGCGTAGATGATCTCCTTGCCCAGGTCGATCTGCTCACCGGCGATCAACTCGTCGGAGAACAGCGACGGGAACAGGGTCATCGTGTTCCGCGTCTGGTCCTTGCTGACCGCAGCCGTCAGAACCCACGCCGCGGGGTGCGGCGCTCCGACCGGCTCGCCGCGAGCGTTGAACCCATCGAACCGGCACGGCCCGACGAACTCGATGGCGCACAGCGTCGCGCCCACCGGGTCCTTCCCCCAGCCCTTGACGCGTCGCAGCATCCCGCGGCGGTGGATGAACCGGCCGGCTTCGTCGATGGCGAACCACCACAGGACGAACCGTGCCTGCTCGGCCGTGAACCGCCACGGCCGGCCCGCCTCGGGGCCGTCGGGCTGGCGCAGGTACTCGGCGGTCCAGCCGAGTACCTGCCACCCGAGCGTCAGCGTCGGGAGATGCCAGCCGCCGTCTTCGGAGCGTCGCCAGGTCGGGCCGATCGCGACCGGCTCAGCCGGCGCCGAGTGTGCGGCGGTACTCATCGAGCGCCGTCACCCCCTCGGGTGCCTCGCCATCTGCCGACTGGCCCCGTTCGATCTCGACCCGGAGCCGGCGCCGCTGCGCCTCTGTCGTCATCAGGTCGCCCATCGCCTGCCACACGCCGGTGAACAGCTGCGCCGACGGGCGCACCGCCGTGAGCTGTAGGGACATCGCCTCGGCGACGTACACCGCGGCCGCCCAGTCCGACGGCTCGAAGTAGCAGACCTGGCCCGACTCGCCGAGCGACTCGTACCACGCCAGCGCGATCGGGTGCCAGTCCGGCGAAGGCTCGGGCGCCACGACCTCGCCGACCGCGTCGACCTTGTCGGGCTTCGACTCAAGGTTGCGGCGCCGCCGCTCGCTGGATCGCTTCGGAGTAGGCGGCATCTGGGGCGCTCGGTGGGGGTCAGGCCGGGAATCGGTACTCCCGGCTCACGGACTTCAGGATCCGTACACGGCCTCTGGTGCTAACCGCCCCGGTTCCTGACCCCTTCGGCCGGGGGTACCCCCCCAGGGGTACCCCGGTCGAGGAGCCCCGGGTGCGGCTCGGGTGGGCGACGCCGCGGTGGTGCCGCGGCCCATCCACCCGGCTGCTCGCGTGCGGTCCGTCGGTTGTGGCACCGCGCGCCCCGCGGTTGGAGGTGGCTCGCCTGCGGCCACGAGGTCGCGGCGGCTGACCGGGTCGTGGTCTGCGACGGTGGCCCGCTGGCCGCAGTCGGTGCAGGTCGGGTGGGCGGCGAGGAAGCGCGCCCGGTTGCGGGCCCACTTCGCACCGTAGCCGCGTGCGCTGCTGTGCGGCCGCCGCTCGCTCATCCGAGGTCGCGCGTCGGCGGTCGGTTGGCCTGCTCGAACAGCCCGGGCCAGATCCAGGAGAGGAGGCGCTCCGCCGCCGGCGCCCGCTCGCGCTCGACCTGGCTGCTTCCGTCAGGCCAGACCATCTGGAGCGCGAAGGCGAGAGCGTGCAGCTCGTCGCGGGGCAGCTCTCGCGTGCGGCCGTCGGAGAAGGTGAGCGTCAGCGTGGCGTCGGTGAACGCGAGCGGCACGGGTGTCGTCTCTGGCGAAGTGGTGGCGGCGAGCGCGTGGCCCTGTCCCGCCGTGGTCTGCGTCGCGTCGCCGGGCGGATGCCGGCCAGCGCTTGCCCGGGTCGGGCCGGCCGGTCGACCGCGTCGGTCGGGGCGCGATGCAGCGCGCCCCGTCTGGGGCGCTCAAGGTGTGGTCGGCTGACGCGCAGCGCGCCCGGGGGCGTGGTGCGCGTCAGCCGCTCTGGGGTAGGTGGCGCCCGGGGGCGCGGTGACGGCGGCGACGCGGTGGATCCGGAACGACGACGGGCGCCGTTCGGGCGCCCGTTGCGTGCAGGGCGTAGCTCGCCCGTCGGCAGAAGTTGTACCGGGACACCGCGACGGCGTGAAGGAGCCGTGCACGAAGTGGCCGCCCCTCGCTTCGGCTAGGCCCAGTCCTCGGCCTTGGTCATGAGGCGCATCTCGGCCTCGGTCTGCGTGGCGCCGAAGACCTCGAAGACGGGTCCGCCGAGGCCGCCCGCCGGTGCCGCGTCGCCGGGCTCGGCGTACCAACCGCCGGCGGGCAGCGCGACCGTGTCGCGCACCGCGACACCGCGCCACCGCCCGTCGGCGTGCTCGTGGACGAACCCGGTCAGGCCGCCGGGGAGCCAGAGCGTCGAGTGACGCGCGGGCCGCCAGTCGTCAGCCATGCTGCGGCTCCTCGGCCTCCTGATGCCAGCCGGCATCGCAGACCTCGCTGAACGCTGCCGATCGGCTCACGGCTGACGCTCCTTGCCCGTACGGGACTCGACGATTCGGGCGCAGCGAGCGCACCACCCAGCGTCCTTCGCGTGGTCCTGGAAGTCGCCTGCGGTCTTGGCGTTGTGGGCGTAGCGAGACCGGCGAGCGCCGCAGAGCGGCGGACCCCACTCGCTGTCGCAGAGGTGGATCCGCGAGGGCCTCCACGGCCCATGTAGCGACGGGAAGGTCGCCCACGCGATCGGGGCGAAGCCATCGGGGACGTCGGCGATGGTAGGCGTCGCGACGATCATGCCCGACACCCTACGCCGCCATCGCCAGGTCGTCGTGCTTGGCCAGGACCCGCTCGACGGTGCCCTTGCCGATGCCGAGCATCACCGCGATCTGGCGCACCGAGGGCGTCTTGCCGTCGATCTCGGAGTAGCGGAGGCGGAGGATGTCATCCGCC